TATGCAGTCGAGTGCGATTTCCGTCCGTTTCGGCGCTGGATTATCCAGGCTGAGTCGGAGTCCGAGGCGCGCTTAGCCCTGGTGGCCATGATTGGCGTCCCATACGAGGAGACCGAGGCTTCGGTCGTAAAAGCTGTCTGAGAACAAAGCAACAAACCAACCAACCAACACAATCATGGAGCGCATCAACAACAACGGAGATACTGCAGAAAACACAGCTCTTAACTAATAACAATAATGTGGATACTTCCTCGCACCATCATCAACCAACACACATCAGTCTTTGCAGCGGGTACGGAGGCATTGACCTCGGACTTAAACGCTGCATCCCAAGCCTGCGCACGGTCGCTTATGCGGAGGTCGAGTGCGCCGCCATCGAACTTCTTCTCGCGAGAATGGAAGGCGGGGCGCTTGACTCGGCTCCGGTCTGGAGTGATTTGCGATCATTCCCTTGGGCAGCGTTTTCTGGCCGCGTGGACATCCTCTCTGGAGGTTATCCCTGCCAGCCATTCAGCGCCGCAGGCAAACGACTCGGCGCCGATGACCCGCGCCACCTCTGGCCAGCCATTGCAGCAGGCATTCGACTTCTCCGGCCCCGAGTCTGCTTCTTCGAGAACGTTGAAGGGCACATCTCGCTGGGACTCTCCAGCGTCATCAGCGATCTGGAAGAGTTGGGTTATAAAGTCGCGTGGGGCATATTCAGCGCGTCTGAATGCGGCGCGCCTCACCAACGCAAGCGGGTGTTTATTCTGGCCCACCGCAATGGCAAGGGATTGGAAAGATACGACCGGCTGCTCGCTGGATGCCGCCAATCCAGACGGGAGTCATCGCAATCGCAGGGACAGGTTAACGGGAGCGATTGCCGCGGAGTCTCATTGGCCAACACCAACAGCAATGGAGGCACAGAAGGCGGGTCTTTACGACAAAGGGCAAATGGGTCAAAGCTTGTCTGCAATGGCGAACAGAGGCGAGATGTCTGGCCAGTTCGCCCTGGACAACCACAGTACGCATGGGAGCCGCCTAGAGTCGTGGGCAACGCCTCGGCAGGCAGATGCAGCGGGAGTCGACTACCAATACGATCAGGGCAATCATCAAAAACCACGGCTGATGTTGCCGGGGCAGGCAAAGGCATGGGCAACGCCGCAGACTTGGGACAACCGCAGCGGGGGAGCGGAACGGTGGGACGATCCCAACCGGAGTCGCAACCTGAACGACCAGATTGCAACGGCGACAATACAAAATGCCAAACTCAACCCGCGCTGGGTGGAGACACTAATGGGCTTGCCGGTGGGCTGGACTATGGCCTCCTGTGCCGCGCCAGTGATAATCGAACTGACGAACTTCGCATGCTCGGAAACGGAGTCGTTCCAGCAACAGCAGAGCGAGCCTTCCGAGTGCTGTCCTTAGAATTGTTATGACCAACCACTATGACAACGAGCTCTCTTAAGCTGCGGATCCAGCACCGCGACACCGGCTGCTGGCTGGTTATCGAAGGGGAGCGCACATACTGGGTGCCATGCGCCCGGCCTGACTGGTCTACGGTGTTTCGCTCGAAAGAGCACGCCGTGGAGGTGACCCAAGCTCTGGGGTTGACTCACAAGGAGTATCGGATAACTTCGAGTCTCAGTAAACAACCAACCTAACGGGGTGTTAGGGTGGGGGGAATTGAATGGGCCCCGGCTCCCGAGTGGGATGTCCGGGGTTTTTCATGCCCAAATCCGGCGTGTCTACACTGGTTTCGCCCCGTTTTGGACTAGTGTAGACACAAGTGTAGACACGCAAGTCACTGATCTACAGCTCTGTCTACACTGTCTACACTGTCTACACTTCTTTTTGATAAATACCTGAGAACGCAGAACGGGTAGGGGGTGTAGTACCCCCAATGGAATTTTGAGCTTTTTAAAATGTTGCTCCGGGAAGTGTAGACAGTGTAGACAAGTTGCAATCGCCTCAAAGCGTGACGGTTGCGTGTCTACAGTTCTCAAAACCGGTGTAGACATTGGCGTAGACATTGGCGTAGACACGCTTCTCCGTTGCGATTTTCGCACCACTGCGGCACACTGGTTGACATGGCACAAACTACTCGCGTTCCCGCATTCACCGAGTCCATGACTCGCTTCAAGATCGACGACTTCACCATCCGCATTTGGAGGGAGGAGAAGTCGGCTAAACAGTCTCCGGCGAGCCTGTTGTCGGCCATGAGCTCAGTGCTCTCCGACATCCGGGAGGAGATCTTGGATGACGTCGGCGAGATCGCAAACGCCGTGGGCGCTGTAGACAAGGACATCACCGCGGTGGAAGTCCTCGACAATGAGGGGGACGGGGTGGTCCTGTATTTCCAGTGGCCCTAAGCATCTGAAGTAGACAAACTAGATTTATGGCAAAGGGACGCAAAACAGGAGGGCGCAAGAAGGGCACGCCGAATAAGCTGGGCCTGTCGCTCAAGGACGGGATCCTAGAGGCTTATCACCGCGCCGGCGGAGTGGAGTACCTCGAGAGCATCGCACGGCTCGATCCACGGACCTTCTGCGCCCTCCTGGCAAAGGTCCTGCCCACCCAGATCACTGGTGGCGACGGCGCCCCAATTAAGATCGAAGTGGTCACCGGGATCGAGCGCGCCCCGGATGACCCTCCGATCCATGACGACGAGGATTGACCTACGTTACGACCCCAGGCCATGGCAGAGACGAGTCCACCGAAACCTCAAGCGATTCTCTGTTGTCGTCATTCACCGGCGTGGCGGCAAGACCGTCATGGCCGTTATGGCCCTCATTCATGCCGCGCTGAAGACTACCAAGACGGAAGCCCAGTTTGCCTACGTTGCCCCGCTCTTAAAGCAGGCAAAGAAAATCGCGTGGAAGTACCTCAAGCGGTTCACCAAGGAGATCATGGGGATCAAGGTGAACGAGTCGGAGCTCATGGTGACCTTCCCCAACGGGGCGACTATCACGCTGTACGGGGCTGACAACCCGGACTCGCTGCGCGGGATCTACCTTGACGGGGTGATCCTGGACGAGGTCGCAGACATGAAGCCCGATGTGTGGGGCGAGATCATCCGCCCGACGCTGGCGGACAGGAAAGGCTGGGCTTTGTTCATCGGCACGGTCAAGGGCGTGAACCTGTTGAGCGAGATGTACTTTCAGGCGCTCAACGATGATGAATGGTATGTGGCGAACTACGACTGCTACCAGACCGACGCGCTGCCGGCTGATGAAATTGAATCCATGCGCAAGACTATGGGAGAGAACAAGTTCAAACAAGAGATGCTCAACGACTTCAACGCCTCAGTGCCCAATCAGCTCATCAGCTTCGATGACGTCAAAGCTGCCGCGGGCAAGCACTTGGATCCCTCGGTGTACGAGTATTCCCCGCGGATCCTTGGCGTGGACGTCGCTCGGTACGGAGACGACAAGTCGGTGATCTTTGGCCGGCAAGGGCTGGCCTCGTTCGTGCCGCAGACCTACCAAGGCCTCTCCAACATGGATCTGGCGGCAAAGGTGGCCGAGACCATCGCCACCTGGAAGCCTGACGCGGTGTTCATCGACGCGGGCCGCGGTGAGGGCGTAATCGACCGGCTCCTGCAGCTCGGGCACTCGGTGGTCGGCGTCAACTTCGGGGGCGTGCCGACCAAGCCACAGTTTTCCAACAAGCGCGCAGAGATGTGGTGGGACATGAACGAGTGGCTCAAGGCCGGGGGCGCAATCCCGGACGACATCAGCCTCAAGACCGAGCTGTGCGCGCCCACCTACACTTACGCGAACGCCGCGGGCAAGTTCCAGCTCGAGAGCAAGGACGAGATGAAAGCTCGGGGCCTGCACTCCCCGGACGTGGCCGATGCATTGGCGCTGACGTTCGCCTTCCCCGTGGCGCCTACTCGGGGCCCAGGGGCAAGCCTGTCTGCCGGCGGGCACGCGACCACCGAGTACGATCCCTTTGCCATCGCTTGACACCAAGAGGGCGAGCTTAACAATGGATACTCAGATGCTCGCCACTGTGCCCACTCTTACTGAAGCCGACGAGACGCTGCGTGCGCTCGCTGCGCTGCCTGTGCTTGAGCTTGAAGGCGCAATGATGCAGGCGCCTCAGGTTGAGTGTCCTGTCGTTCACCATTTTGGTCCCGGTATTTACATTCGAGAGGTGCATATGCCGGCGGGAACATTGGCTATGGGTCACCATCAAAAGTTTGAGCACGTCAATATCCTGCTACAGGGCAAGGTGCTTGTGATGGGTGAAAATGGCCCTCAGGTACTTGAGGCGCCTTTAATGTACGTCGGCAAGCCAGGGCGGAAATTTGGAATCGTGCTTGAGGACCTGGTATGGCAAAACATTTATGCCACAGAGTTGCGTGACGTAAACGCGCTGGAAGATTACTTCATTGAGAAAAGTGAAGATTTTCAAGAGGCGCGTGACGCAATGCTTGAATTGCTTCGGGCTGCGCATGAGGAGGACCGGAAAGATTATCGAGACTTAATTGCCCTGCTTGGATGCACTGAAAGACAAGTTCGCGAAGAGACAGAGCTTGAGTCAAACCAGATACCAATGCCTGAAGGATGGATGGCGTTTACACTTCGTCCTTCTGCCATTGAGGGTACCGGAACATTCATTGATTCCGGCGCTGCCGCCGGTGACGTCATTGGGCCTGCAAGAATCGGCGACAAACGCACTCCGTTTGGACGCTGGATAAATCACTCAAAAAATCCAAACGCTGTGATGCAACGCGAAGGCGACACGATTTTCCTAGTGGCATTACGCGATATCAGTGGATTGCGCGGAGGACTTCCTGGAGATGAAGTCACTGTCTGTTACCGGCAAGCACTGCAGCTTTCTCAAACAACCATAGAAAAGTCATGAGCGCAATCGTCACAGCAATCGTCGTCGGAACAGTAGCTACTGCTGGCGCAACGGTTTATGCCGCCAACAAGGCGGAAAAGACCGCAGAAAAACAAATGGAAGAAGCTGAGAAGCAACGCAAGAAAGTTGAAGCTGATTACAACGAGCAGCAGCGCAGAGCCGCTACGGGGGAGATGCAATCCGCAGCCAAAGCAAAACAGGACCAGGCACGCAAACAAGCTTTGGCCTCTTACGGCACATCCGACACGTTGTTGACCGGGCCAAGCGGGCTAGGAAGCTCGCCGATGATTGATCAAACCAAGATGGGAAGCACGCTGTTGGGAGGCTAACGTATGGCAGAGAGCACACGGCAGAAACTTGAGCGCCTCAGGGCAGCACTGCGCACCGAGCGTGAGAGCTTCGTGCCGCACTGGCGCGACCTCTCGGATTACGTCATGCCGCGGCGCTCTCGCTTCACGATCAGCGAGCGCAACAAAGGCGACCGTCGAAACAAGAAGATCATCGACTCCACAGCCACGCTTGCGGTTCGCAACCTGCAGGCAGGCATGATGTCCGGGCTCACGTCCCCGGCGCGCCCCTGGTTCTCGCTCACGACCCCAGATCCCGACCTCTCCGAGTACGGGCCGGTGAAGTCCTGGCTCGACGATGTCACGCGCCGCATGCGCACGATCTTCCTTAAGTCGAACCTCTACAACGCGCTGCCGCTGCTCTACTGCGATCAAGGTCTGTTTGGCACTTCGGCCATGGCGGTGCTCGAGGACGATGAAGACATCATCCGCTGCTACAACTTTCCGATTGGATCCTACTGCATTTCGCAGAATCACCGGCACGCGGTAGACACGTTCCTGCGCGAGTGGGCAATGACCGTGCGCCAGCTCGTGGAGCGTTTCGGCATCGACAACGTGAGCCGGCGGGTCAAGGACTTGTACGAGCAGCAGAACTACGAAATCTGGATCGACGTGGCGCACATGGTGATGCCTAACGCCGAGTTCGACGAGAACAAGCTCTCGGCAAAGCACAAGCGGTTCGCCAGCGTGTACTGGGAGATCGGAGCGGACGACGGCAAGCTTCTTGATGAGTCCGGGTTCGATGAGTTCCCAATCATGGCGCCGCGGTGGAATCTGACTGGCGAAGATGTTTACGGGCAGTCCCCCGGGATGGATGCCTTGGGCGACGTGCAGCAGCTCCAGGCGATGCAGCGGCGGATGATTCAAAGCGTCGACAAGATGGTGAACCCGCCAATGACGGCGCCCACCTCGATGCAGAACAAAAAGGCGAGCCTGCTTCCTGGGGACATCACTTATGTGGACACCACGCAGGGCGGCGGCGGGTTCCAGCCGGCGCATGAAGTTCGCATGCCGCTGCAAGAGCTCAGCGCGTTAATCGGCGAGACAGCAAACCGCGTGCGACGCTGCTTCTACGAGGACCTGTTCCTGATGTTGGCAAACTCCGACCGGCGCCAGATCACCGCCCGGGAGGTTGAAGAGCGCCACGAGGAGAAGCTTCTGATGCTGGGCCCGGTGCTCGAGCGCCAGAACGAAGACCTGCTGGATCCGCTGATCGACCGGACCTTCGCCATCATGGCGCGCAAAGGGCTCATCCCGCCGCCTCCAGCAGAGTTGCAGGGGATGGACCTCAAGATCGAATACATCAGCATCATGGCGCAGGCGCAGAAGCTCGTCGCCACTGCCGGCCTCGAGCGGTTCGTGGGCTTCGTGGGCAACCTTGCCGCGGCCAAGCCGGACATCATCGACAAGATCGACCTGGACCAGGTGGTCGACGAGTACGGTGACATGCTCGGGGTGCCACCTAAGATTGTGCGTCCTGACAACGATGTCGCGCAGATGCGTATGGCTCGCCAGCAGGCGCAGCAGCAGGCCGAGCGCGCCGCACAGATGCAGCAGGTCGCTCAAGGCGCAAAACTGCTGTCTGAAACCGACATGGGCAACGACTCACTGCTTACTCGCATGGGTGCCGCAATGGGCGCCGGCGGAATCCCAACAGCTTAATCACTATGGCAGACGACAAGAAACTCACGCAGCTTGGAACCGTTGTCACGCTCAGCGATGACGCTGATGTGTACATTGTGCAGGATGGAGTCAGCGCCCGCGGCAAGGGCGTGCAATTCAAGGGGCAGACCGGGGCCACGGGCCCGGCGAACGTGCTCAGCATCGGCACGATCACCACCGGCGCGCCTGGATCTCAAGCAACCGCGACGATCACCGGCACGGCACCCAACCAGACGCTGAATCTCAGCATTCCACAAGGCGAGGCGGGAAGCCAAGGCATTCAAGGCGCCCAAGGGGTGCAAGGGGCGCAAGGCGACACCGGCCCAGCCAACGCGTTGACCATTGGCGTAGTCACGACCGGAGAGCCCGGGGGGCAGGCTGCAGCGACGTTGACGGGCACCTCTCCCACGCAAGTGCTCAACCTGGTACTACCTCGGGGCGCGGTTGGTCCTCAGGGATATGACGGCCCTCCGGGGCCTCAGGGCGTTGCGGGCCCGGCGGGCGCCCCAGGACCCAGCAACACGCTAACCATTGGCAGCGTGACGACAGGGATTACGGGCAGCGAAGCTTCCGCGACGATTACCGGTACGGCACCCAACCAAACGTTGAACCTGACACTGCCTCGAGGCGAAGCTGGAATTCAGGGGGCGCAAGGAGTCCAGGGGGCCGACGGAGCCCCGGGCGCTGCAGGCGCTGCAGGCGCTCAAGGGGAAGCGGGCCCTGCAAATACGCTAAGCATCGGCACAGTGACCACCGGCGCCGCCGGATCATCGGCAACCGCGACAATCACAGGCACCGCGCCTAACCAGACGCTTAGCCTGACCATTCCCCGTGGCGATGTCGGAGCGCAAGGCATTCAAGGGGTCGCGGGCCCAGCCGGAGCTCAGGGGGTTCCGGGTGCAAACGCTTCGCTTTCGATTGGCACGGTCACAACCGGTGAGCCTGGCTCTTCAGCATCCGCCACGATTACAGGAACGGGCGCAGCGCAGACGCTTGACCTTACGATTCCGGCGGGCCATCCGGGCAACCCAGCCGGAGAATACCTTGGAAACTGGGATGTCAATGTCGCCTACAAAGCGCACGATTTGGTACGTTACGATGGCGCGTTGTGGCTTGCTCAAGGGCACATTCCCGCAAATTCCCCAGCTCCAGGGAATGGCTTTGGCTGGATTTTGGCTTTGCAAGATGGCGCAGCCGGAGCACCGGGTGCTCAGGGCCTTCCGGGCGCAGACGGAGCGCCAGGTGCTCAGGGCGCCGCTGGGCTCGTGGGCGTATGGCGAGGGGAATGGGATGTCAACGGATCGTACGTTATCGGCGACGTCGTGTCGCGTGGCGCTTCGTTGTACATCATGGCAAGTGCCCCATCAGGTCCCGCGGATCCTGAACAAGGCGCGCCATGGAGTTTAATTCTTACATCACCTGCTGGCCCAGCCGGCGCAGACGGAGCGCAAGGACCTCAGGGGGACCAAGGTCCCGCCGGGGCAGACGGAGCGCAAGGACCTCAGGGTGATCCAGGCCCAGCCGGCGCAGACGGAGCTCAAGGTCCGGCGGGGGCTGACGGCGCGCCAGGACTTGCCGCAGGAGTGTGGCGTGGCGCATATGAAAACTACTATCCACTTGTTCAGGCCAACGACATTGTCTCCTACCAAAACGCGATTTATTTGGCGAAATTTAATTCCAGTGGCGGGGCGCTGCCAACGGACTCTAGCTACTGGGACTTGTTAGTTGCTGGCATTGAAGGCCCTCAAGGTGCGCAAGGCCCGGCAGGTGCAGATGGGGCTCAGGGGATTCAAGGCGAGGCAGGGCCCGCGGGAGCTGACGGCGCTCAAGGGATTCAAGGTATTCAAGGTCCCGCGGGACCGTCGACTCCAATTGACGTGCAAGTGCTTACCTCAAGTGGCAATTGGACAAAACCAACAGGCGCAACCGCAGTAAACATTCAGCTTTTTGGGGCAGGCGGCGGCGGCGGATCTGGGCGAAAAGATATATCCACTACTGTTGTGCATTGTGGTGGTGGTGGTGGTGGTGGTGGAAGTTACCTTAACGTGACCGTTCCAGCGTCAGCCTTAGGATCTACGGTTTCCGTCGCGATTGGAGCAGGCGGAACTGGAGGGGCAGCGCAAACGGCAACCGCAAACGGGAACAATGGAAACAACGGAGGAAACACGGTTTTTGATGGTTACATTGCAACCGGCGGCGGTGGTGGCGTTGGGGGAAGCCTTACAGTAGGAACAGGCGGCGTTGCAGTTTTAAATTCAAACGCAGGCGGCGCGGCGGCGACAAATGGAGGCTCTGGAGGGGTTGGGCTACCCATTGCAGCCGTAGTGCCATGGAATTTTGGAGGTGCAGGCGGAGGTGCAGGTGGAGGAATTTCATCCGCAAACGCTGCATTTCAAGGAGGACCAGGCGGTCGATCAAATGCGCTAGGTTTTCTTGGCGGCATTGGTGGCACGGCTACTGGGGCAGCCGGGTCAAATGGGGCTGCTAATTCAAACGCAGCAAACGGCTTGATCGCAAGCGGCTCAGGCGGCGGCGGCGGCGGCGCATCAACAACAGTTAATGGCGGGAATGGCGGGGCGGGAGGCTTTCCGGCAGCAGGCGGTGGTGGTGGAGGGGCAACTGGATCGGGAGCGGAATCAGGCGCTGGAGGCCCTGGCGCAGACGGACTTGCCATCATTACAACCTACTTCTAAGCAATGAAACACGCCCTCATAAACTCCGAAACCAACATTGTGGAAAACGTCATAGTGTGGGACGGCAAAACGCCGTGGGCTCCTCCTGCTGGGTACTACGTCCACGCCGTAGGGGCCTCTGGCGCAGGGATTGGCTGGTCGTACATCAACGGTGAGTTTGTTGCGCCGGAACCAGCTTAAATTACCGACATGCTTCTCTTTGGCATCCCAGCAACCAGAGCGCCCGCGCCGACCGGGTTTTTGCTTCTCGAAGACGGCGGCTACCTGCTCAATGAAGCTGGCGGGCGCATATCATTGAATGTGCTAGACCTGCCACCAGATGTTACCCTTACCTGGCAAAAAAACTATGAATACATAGGCACTACTGCTAAGCCAACCTTCAACGACATTAAATATGCCAACGGCATATATGTTGCGGTAGGTTCATTTTACGATGGGTTTAATAACAGATTTTATGCAATTACGTCTGTTGATGGAATTGTTTGGACTGAAATTCCGCGAACCAAGTTTGTAACATCTGGATATCTTGGTTTTACTTCGTTCAATTCCGTGCAATATTCTGCCGTGTTAGGCAAATGGATTTTTGTAGCTACATTTTACTCACTGAACAATTCACCAGACGCTCCAGGCACAAGGTTTTATCAGTCATCTGACTTGATCACATGGACATATTCCACCATTTATGGCTGGCAGCTTTACGATTTACAACACAACGGAGTTGAATATATTGCAAGACATACTGCGCACATAAATTACAATCAAGCTAATAACGACAACATTTTATATTCAACAAATCTTACAAGCTGGACAACTGCTGTATATCCATCATCAGGCGGCTCAGCAATTAAAGCAACTAATCTTACTCAAACAGGAGGTTTCTTTTTTGCGCTTGGCGTGTATTTGGGAAGTGGTAATAAAACTTTATATTCAAGCAATGGCGTAACGTGGCAGCAGTTTGATTCGTCCATCAATTTCGACCAAATGTACCGAATTCAGGGTCGGTGGTGGGCAATTGATGACTCCGCTGTGCCGTATTATTCTTACGACATGGTTGCTTGGACTCAGGCTGTGTTTTCGGCGCCAGTGTCCTGTAAGTTTATGGCATATGCAAACGGCATTTATTTGGTGGCGGGCACCAGTGGCTTTTCAAGTTTTATTGCCACATCAACGGACGGAATCAATTTCAATGTGCAAATAGGAAGCGGACCTGAAGCAACTGGCGCCGTGCAACATTTGCTTAGCGCAAATGAAAAATTCCTTTGGCAACATTCCACACTTGGTGCCCAAAGAATTTACTTTTCGGTATGAGTAGTTTTAAGCAGCTTGATGGATTTGAGATAACGGAGCCGCTGCTTGATATTGCAAGGGTCCCAATGTGGAACTGGTTGAGTTTGCGCAAGCAATTCCCAGGATCCGAACACCGGCAAGTCGACGACATCATCTTGCGTTTTGCCCCGGTGGACTGCGCATTGAATGTCAGCTCGGTGTTTAACGGCATGGTCAACGTCAATTACTTTACTTGGTATGCGATGCCGTCCATTGCCGCTTTGGTGGAGCGATATGCCGAAGGCCGGGAAATCGGACGAGTGGTCGTAGCTGCGTTGCGCCCTGGCGGACGCATCAAGCCTCACCGAGACGAGGGTGCTTACGCTGACGCGCATACCCGCGTTCACTTGTCACTTACTTCTTCGCCGGAATGCCTGTTCACATGCGCCGGGGAGACCATAACAATGCCTCCGGGAACGGCCTGGGAGTTTAACCACCATGAGGTTCATTCGGTCGTCAACGACTCCGATGAGGCTCGCATCCACATCATTGCAGACTACCGATGAGCAACGCAGCAGACCCGCAAAAAGTCGCCGAGGCAGACGCCAAGGCCAAACGCAAAGTCCGGCAGGAAGATGAAGACCTTCGCGCCGTCATGCAGACACCTGCCGGCAGGCGGGTCATCTGGCGCATCCTGTGCGGTACCGGCGCCCGGCGCTCGAGCTTCACCGGCAACAGCGAGACCTTCTTTCGGGAAGGGGAGCGCAACGTCGGCCTGCGGCTCCAGGAGCACATCGAGCGGGTGGCGTTCGACATGCACTTGCTCATGCAAAAAGAGGCGCACGAGGGCGAGTTGGAATAAACTTGTTGCCAGCATTGAGAATTTCTCACCACGTTGATTTAAACCTATGTCTGATACATTGATCGCGGGTTCCCAGGCTTCACCACAGGACTCGCAGCAAAGTGCCGGATCTCAGGCCCAGCAAACGCAGCAGACGCCCGCTCAAGGCACCCAGGCAACTGGTGGCCAGCAGCAGCAGACGCAGCAGGCGCAGGGCAACGATCCAGCGTCACAGCAGCAACCTGCAGGCACAACTGACGGCGCACAGCAGACGCAGTCTCAGCAACAGGCGTACGACCTGAAATTGCCCGAGAACTCGTCACTGGATGCCACTCACCTGGATGAAGTCAAAGCCATGGCCAAAGAGCTTGGGCTATCCCAGGAGGCGGCGCAGAAGTTGGTGGAGCGAGACAACGCATTGTTGTCGAAGTCCAAGCAGCAGACCCAAGCGATGATCTCAGAGAAGGTTACTCAGTGGGCAGAGGAAGCGAAAACCGACAAAGAAATCGGTGGAGCCAATTTGCAGTCGAGTATTACCGACGCCCGAACGGCGTTGGATAAATTCGGAACCCCTGAGTTCAAAAACATGCTGAACCAATCTGGTGTAGGGAATCACCCGGAGTTGATCCGGTTGCTTTCCAAGGTTGGGAAAGCCATGCGCGAGGACAAGATGATCACAGGAGCATCGAAGCCCGTGCAGGATCACAAATCATTCGCCGAAGCCTTCTACCCGGGCATGGCTAAAACCTCAGAGTAAAACAATCCTATGGCCGTATTTTCATCTAACGTAGCAACGCTTGCCGATCACGCCAAGCGTCTGGATCCTGATGGCAGGACTCCCAAGATCGTCGAGCTTCTTGCTCAACAGAACTCAATCCTCGAAGACATGATGTGGAAGGAAGGCAATCTTCCTACCGGTCACCGCACCACGGTGCGCACCGGGCTTCCCACGATCACTGCTCGTCGACTCAACGAAGGTGTCGCTTCCAGCAAGTCGACCACTGCTCAGCTCGATGAACAGTGCGCGATGCTCGAGGCGGTGTCCGAAGTGGACGTCGACCTGGTGAAGCTTAACGGCAACGACGCAGGCTTCCGCCTGTCCGAAGCTCAGGCCTTCATCGAAGCGATGAACCAGACCATGGCCGGCTACCTGTTCTACGGGAACGCCGCGACCTCGCCCGAAGTGTTCACGGGGCTTGCGCCTCGCTACAACAGCTTGAGCGGGAACATCGGTCAAAACGTCCTCAATGCCGGCGGCGCTGGCTCCGACAACACCTCCATCTGGCTGGTGGTGTGGGGCGAGAACACGGTGTGCGGGATCTACCCGAAAGGCTCCAAGGCGGGCCTCACGCACGAAGATCTGGGCGAGCAGCTCATCCAGACCGGCGTGGGCGTGGGCACTGGCCGCATGAAAGCATTCGTGGATCGCTGGCAGTGGAAGTGCGGTCTCGCTGTGCGTGACTGGCGCTACGCTGTTCGCGTCGCCAACATCGACGTGTCCAACTTGGTCACCGAAAGCGGCGCTGCAGACCTCACCAAGTTGATGATCAAGGCCGTTCACCGCATTCCTGCCTTTGGCATGGGCCGGGCAGTGTTCTACTGCAACCGGACGGTGCGCGAGATGCTTGACATCCAAGCGCTCAGCAAGGCCAGCAATCAACTGAGCATCGACAACTTCGATGGCAAGCCTATCACCAAGTTCCGCGGCATCCCGATCCAGACCTGCGATCAGATTCTGGAAACCGAAGCTGTCGTGGCCTAATCCAAAAACAAGAAAGGAAAGCACACAATATGGCTATCTTCGACCGCCAAAATATGTTCAGCGATGCGCAGTCCGTCATCGGCACTGCTGCAACGCCTTCCACCGACACGTTGGACCTCAGCCCGCTTTACAGCGGTCCTGGTGGATCCAATGTGGCCCGCGACCTCGGCGTTGGCGAGGACCTGTACCTGCAGGTCACCGTCACCGGGGTGGCTGGCACCTCGCCCACTGCAACCGTCCAGATCGAGACGGCAGACGACTCCGGGTTCAGCTCGAACCTTGGAACCGTTGCCACCTACGGTCCGGTCGCGCTGCCTGCAGCCGGCGGACAGGTGCTCATTGCGCCCGTTCCGTTTGGTGACTACCGCAAGTTCCTTCGCCTCAAGTACACCTTGGGCGGGACTTCGCCGGCAGGCACGTTCAAGGCTGCACTGGTCAAGGGTGTCACCGCGGTGAAGATCTACAGCGATGCTGTAGTGATCGGCTAAGCGTATGGCTGCAATCCGAGTTCGCATCATTAGGACCGGGTTTATCGGATCCCAGGTGAGGCTCCCCGGCGAGGAGCTGACCCTGGCCCATAAACGCTACTTCAGCGACAAGTGGATGGAGCTTCTGGGCCCTGTGCCCGAGGCGCCCACTGAGCAAAAGGTAGTGCAGGATGCCCCTGCAGAGTCCGACGATCCAGGTGTGGATCTCGAGCTTGAGGCATCGCCGGTGAAGCCCAAGCGCAGCAAATAACCACCCGGCGGGAGTCCCCGTCGCTTAAGGGGGGCGGGGTAACTCCCGCCCCCTTTCTTATTCTATGGCCCAGACTGTCGTCCAAATCTGCAACACCGCCCTGGCTCGCATCGGGGTGTCCAACTTCATCTCCTCAATCGACGAGGCCACCCAGGAAGCTGCGGTGTGCAAGCTGCTGTATGAGCAGTGCCGGGACCGGCTGCTGCGCGAAGTGCATTGGCCGTTTGCTCGCGTGTTCAAGGCGCTGACGCTCGTTGAGCAGGCTGGCAGCGAACCGGCGTGGGCGACCGAATGGGCCTATGCTTACCGCTATCCGACCGACTGCCTGACCATCTGGCGGATCCTTACCAAGACCGGACGCAACGAGACGACGCCCGAGCCCTACGACATCGGGCGCGACGAGCAGGGCCGGCTGTTGTTCACCAACCAGCTCAACGCCATCGCTGAGTACACCGCCCGGGTTGAAGACCCCGCACAGTTCGATTCGACCTTTGTTTCGGCGCTCGCGTGGCTGCTGGCCATGGAGATTGCCATGCCTCTGTCGGCCATGGATAACCTGCGCAAGCAGGCGATGCAGGCGTACATGGCAGAGCGTGATCAGGCGGCGCGCATTGCCGGCAACGAAAGCGAGCAAAGCCGCGATGTCGACACTGAGTTCTTGAACGCCCGGGGGTATGCAGCCAACACTGTTCTGGCAGACAGCGGAGTCGCCATCTACCCGAACGGATTCACCATTAGCTGATGCCTTCTACGATTCAACGCTCTTTTGCCGGCGGCGAGATTGCCCCGGCGCTCTATGGTCGCGCCGATCAGATCAAGTATCAGACCGGCTTGCAGATCTGTCGCAACTTCCTTGTGATGCGTCACGGCGGAGTGGCCAATCGGCCTGGCACAAGGTTTGTTACAGAAGTCAAAGACAGCACCAAGGCTGTGCGCTTGGTGAAGTTTGTCTTCAACACCTCGCAGACTTACGTTCTGGAGTTTGGCGACCTGTACATGCGCGTCATCAAGAATGGCGTGCAGCTCAAGGTTGGCGGCGTCCCTTACGAGATTGTCACGCCGTATGTGGCCGCGGATCTTCGCTCCCTGCAGTACGTTCAAAGCGGGGACGTCATCACCATCGTTCATAAGAGCTATGCGCCCCGAACGCTGGCCCGCACAGGCGACACAGCCTGGACGCTTTCCACGTTGACGTTTGCTCCGAGCATTGCGGCGCCTACTACGCCCGCCGCATCGCCTGCAGGAACCGCCAACTATTATGTGGTCACGGCGGTAAAGGCTGAGACGTTTGAGGAAAGTCTGCCAACCAGCGAAGTGGGCTCCTCAACTGCCGCTCCCACGACCGCTTCGCCTGTCACGATTACTTGGACCGCAGTCAGCGGCGCGCAGGAATACAACGTCTACAAGAAAAAGAACGGCGTGTTTGGCTACATCGGCGTAGCGCAGGGCACGTCGTTCAAAGACGATGGGCTGAGCGCCGATGTGACTGAGACGCCGCCTCAGAGTCGCAATCCATTTCCTACGGCAAACGATTACCCCGGGGTGGTCTCGTACTACCAGCAGCGCCAGCTATTCGCGTCGTCGACGAACAACCCGGAAAAGGTGTGGATGAGCCGCACCGGCAACTACAAGAATTTTTCGATCCGCTCGCCCCTGCAGGACGATGACGCGGTCACCTTCACCATTGCAGGCCGGCAGGTGAACAAGATCGAGCACCTGCTTGAGATCGGCAACATGCTTATTCTGACCAGCGGGGGTGAGTGGCTGATCCTTGGGGACGCTGACGGAGTGGTCCGCCCCTCCGCAATCAACCTGAAGCAACAGGGCTACACCGGCAGCTCGAGCATTCCACCCATCGTTGTGGGCAATAA